GGTTATTTCTATTGGTGTTCCCACCTCAAACTGACAACCCACATTGCCAGTTCGTCGAACCACTTTCCCTACAGCGTTGCCCTCGGTACTAAAGGTTAAACGGTATCCCGCTTGTGTACTCGACCTCAGTCTCCTAAGGCGCAAATCAGTTACACTTCTGATTCACTTTATCCCACTTTCGTGGTTTATTTAACGACCATACACGGCCAACAACCTATTCAATTTCACACTTAAAGAAAGGGAGGTGTTAATTCGATTTTTTTAATTGTGTTAACCTTTCGGTTTATTTCACTTTTCAAAGAACGTTTTCTTTCTGACTTGACAACGAGTATCTTTCATTACCTTTAGTTTCAAATCTTTTACAAAGTTAAGTCTTTTTTTTCAATCAGACAAGTACTTTGTGAACTTTTTTTTAAACTTTTTCTACGTACACTTTTTTAGTCCCGTATTTAACAGCCATGATATGAGCAAACTCTAAATTTGGCGTAACCACTTCTTGTTGTTTGTCATTTACATAGACGTAAATCTCATTTTCTTTAATTGTTTCTTCTGACATTTTAAAAAACTTTTTATTATTATTAATGACTTTCGATAATCTTAATACTATTAATTTGTTTTGTCAAATGTTTAAAGAAAAAAAATGAATTTTTTACGGAAGTATATATAAATATACCGTTAATTACCAAAAATCACATTTTTTAATTTTTTTTTGAATATTTATCAATATGAAATTATTAATTAACGATAACCTATTTAAATGTAAAGTTTGTAATACCTCAGAATCAATTATGAGGGGTATGATGAAAAGAAAATTTGATGGGTTCGATTGTATGGTTTTTTTAATGCCAGAAAAAAAAGAACAACAGTTTTGGATGTACGATTGTTTAATACCTTTAGATATTGTTATGGTTAATGATAATGTTATTGAAAGTATTAATTCTAATTGCCCACCATGTAAAGATTCGTCGTCTTGTGAATATTATAATGGTTTTGGGAATGTTATTTTAGAATTTGAGGGTGATACTTGTAATAGTTTAGGTATTAAAGTCGGTGATTCAATAAAGTTGTCGATGTATTAATTATTTCCAATTAAATCGTTTAATATATCAACAAACCTATCTTTCATTTCTTTAACCAAATCGGTGTATGTTCTTCCTGGTTTTTCATTTATAATTTTATCTATGTCAACCCCCTCTCTTTTAATTTGGTTTGTTGCCGTTGTAATTTGTTTTTCAGATAAACTTCTAAATCTTAATAATTTTTGTTTAATATCTATTACAAATTTATTATTTCCATCATAATATGCTATTGGCAGTGTCTCTTTTGGTAAATCTTTTGTGTAAGGTCTTTCATATCCACTATATAAAAAGTTAATTCCTGAAATATTTGTGATACATTTATGTCCTCCTGAATTTGCCTCTAAAAAGTCATAACCATTTATTGTTTGTTTTTCTGCATTGTATGACGGCATTTTTCCATATAATGCCATCATGTCTCTTGATGTGAATCCTACCGATTCAGGTGTTGCCTCTCTTTCTGCTATTTTTTTAATTATTTTAAAATTAAGTATTTGTTTTTCAAGTTCCGGTTTAAAATCCAATAATACTTGATCTTTAATTTCACCTAAATTTATTCCTTTTAACGCCCTTTCTTCTTTGAATGGGTTACAAGACGCCTGCACCATACCAACTTGTCCTCCAAGTCCTGTTACTAAAAAGTCTGCTTCAGGATGAAGTTTAAATGGTACATACCTATCATAAGATCCTGCTTTCATACTACCAAGTCCAAATTGTGATATTACATTATCAGTTTTTTGTATTGCCCCCTCTTTTGTTCTATCTTCTAAAAACTTTTCTTGGTTTTTAGTCATTGTTTCAATATCTGGGTAATTATAATCTTTTGCTAATTTTTTAATGTTATTCAGTATACTTAATAATGATGGTTTTGAATCCATCACCAAAGTTTCCATAAATTTAGGTTTATTTTTATAAGCTAATAAAAGTTTATTAACAACTAAACCCATCAACATTTTATTTTTTTGTAGTGAACTATCTTTATCAAATTTATATAAAAAGTTCATTATCATTTCAGGTGTTATTTTGTTTACTGCAAAGTTTGCCGAATCAACAGTAGATATTAACAATATATCATCTGACGAAAATATTTCTTTAGGAGAAATTACTTTTGATATTGTTTCGACGTTGGATCTTGCATGTCTAAAACTTGTTGCGGTATCATCCTCAACACCTGCTTGACTATCATGATGATCAGTGTGTATTACAAACATTGGTTTGCCGTGTGCAAAATCTACCAATACCGGCATCACATCACCCTCACCTTCAGGTTTCTTAATTGCAAACTCTTTTGTTCCGTATTGTATTATTTCACAATCAACAACTTTAATCCCGTTTTGTTCAAGATAGTGTTTCATTGCAATTGCAGTGGTTACACCATCTAAATCTTGGTGAAAGTATATTTTTGCCTTCTTATATCTTTTAGCTATCTGATTAATATCTCTAATCCCCGATTCTTTAATAAGTTGTTTTAATTGATTTTCAGTAATGATAATTTTCATAATATATAAATATTTATAAAAATAAAAAATCCAAGACTTAATCTTGGATTTCTTCTGAAACTGTTTTTAAGTTTTTAAAATATTCAATTCTTGTATTTGCTACTTCAGTATAATTTGGTGATAATTCGATACCTATCCATCTTCTACCTAAAATTTCAGCAGCAACTAAACTTGTTCCCGAACCAGCAAATGGATCTAAAACTACATCGTTTTTGTATGATAATATTTTAATCGCTTTGGTTGGGATGTCCATTGAGAACGTTGCCTTGGTGAGTGATTTAGTGTCTGCAAAGTAATTCCACTGACCAAATACAAGTTCCATAAACTCTTTCTTATCATTTTCATCATAAACCACTTTTTTCTTAATAGATCCATCTTCTTGTTGTATTTCTGTTGGTGTTCCTTTCCACTGTGGTTCTCCTTTTATTTTTTTGATGTGGTGTTTTTTATATGCCAAAATAACACATTCTTTTGGGTTATATATGTATGGACTTGAGGGTGACATCCAAGAACCCCATGCGGTTGTCTTACTTCTATGTGGTGATTGTTCTTCTAAATCAACAATACCAAAAAAACCAAAACCAATTTCTTTCATTAGTTGATACATCTCAGAAACAAAGAATATTCTACCACCTTTTTTTTGTCTATTAATCTCGTAAGGTATGTTAAGAGCAATTCTTCCGTCATCCTTCAAAACTCTATAAGTCTCACTCAACCATGATTTTGCAAACTCTACGTAGTCGTTGAACTCCATGTCATCCTCGTAAACATCATAATCCATCCCAACTCCATATGGTGGTGATGTAACAACCAAGTCTACAGATCCTTCAGGTAAGGTTTTCATCACCTCAACACAATCACCATTTATAATCTTTCCTGTTTCTATCATTTTTCTAATTTAATTTTATTATCTAATAAGTTTTGGTTTATCAATAACATATCGGGACTAACTTTTATCATAAGAGCCGTGTTACTTTTAGATCTTTTTGAGTGAAGGTTTTCGAAAGTATCAATTTTGGATGCAAATCTTGTTATTAAATTATAAGAACCTTCATTCATTTTTTCAATGTCAATTTTACTAAACTGATTAATATAATCTAAATAAAATACTGGACTTTTTCTAATTAATGTACTATTCTTAAAAGAAATCCAATCATAGTCATAATCATTATTATCATATTGAGTACTTATAGATTTTTTAAGGGCACTTTCTAAATACTCAACGTTTTTAAAGTCACACTGAAATTTAATTATGTAATTGTTATAATCTTCAGTAATAATAACATTAGTTATTCCCTCTTGTTCGGAAAGTGTTTTCTTAAAAAGAGATATTTTTTGTTTTATATCCGAAACCTTAGGTACTTTTTCACCATTTAAACTGTCTAAGGCTAATATTGACGATACTTTTGATTTACTTGAGCTTAGATTTATTGTATATTTAAAAGTTCCTGATCCATCGGAATTTAATTTTAAATCTTCAATTATTTCAATACAAGATGTTAAAAAAAGTATTAATAAAAAACAAATATGTTTCATTTTTTTTCAAGTGTATCTATATGGTGTTGTAAATACCATAATGCTTTCTTTAAATCCTCCAATTCTTTATCCTTATTCTTTTTCCCTGCTCTTGAGATATACTTTACGGTATTCCCCAAACTGAATCCCAAGCCCCAAGCATCTATTACTTTAATGGCTTCATATGGGTTTGACTCACCTCCATAATGATTTGGGTGATTTACTTGTTCTTTATTTTGCATTAATGTTAAATTTAATTTCTTCCACAGGTATATTACTTCCGTCCATTGTTTCAGAGTCCACTACGTATTCATCATCATTACGATAAACTTCTAATAACTCATCTCTTGTTATTGTTTTATACTTACCATTTAAATCTTCTGTATTAACAATTTTAGTCATCATTATTTTTGTTTCATAAATTTGTTTTGTAACATCAAGAGATTTAACTATCTCACCAATAATTTTATATGGATCCGCGTTTGAACCTGGTCGTCTGTCTTCAACATAACCTTTCCATTCTTTTGCAGTATCTTGTGGTACACGAATTGATGCTCCACGATCGGATACCCCCCAACTGAATTTATCTATTGATTGTGTTTCATATTCACCAGTAAGTCTTAAGTGGTTTTGTGAACCATACGCTTTGATATGTTGCTCATGTCTATATTCAAATGCGTTGAATAGTGCCATAAAATATTCTTCATTTCCTTCATTTCTCATCAAGTTAGTTGAAAAGTTTGTATGAAGACCTGAACCGTTCCATTCACCATGTGATAATGGTTTTGGGTGTAATTCTATGTGGTATCCGTATTTTTCTGAAATTTTATATAGAAAGTATCTCGTCATCCAAAGATCATCACCCCCTTTTTCTTTTCCTTGAGAAAATACTTGGTATTCCCATTGTCCTAAAGCCACTTCGGCGTTTGTTCCTGTGATGTCGACCCCATAGTCTAAACACATATCTAAATGTTCCTCCACAAAATTTCTTCCCACAACATTATGCCCAACACCACAATAATATTCACCCTGTCCTTTGAGAATATTTCTTTTATGACCTAAAATGTTTCCGTTAATTTCTTCACGAATAAAATATTCTTGTTCAAACCCAAACCACAAGTCTTCATAACCTTCAGTAATTTGTGATCTTTTGTTTGATTCATGTGGTAACCCATCAGGGTTTAATACCTCACATAAAACATATACTGTGTTGTTCTCTAAAGGGAATTTTTTTGATGTGTAATATCTTACGGGGTTTAATAATCTATCTGAATTTCCGGTTTTGGCTTGAAGGGTTGACGAACCATCAAAGTTCCATACCGGGAAGTTTCCGTCTAAAAATGCGTTTTTAAATTTATCATATTCTACTATTTTAACTTTACTCCTAAGATTGGGTTCCGGTTTATACCCATCTAACCATACGTATTCTAATTTAATCTTCATTATTATTATTTATGTAGTTTATTATTTCTTCTTTTGATTTTCCTTGATTGAATAATCTATAAACTTCTCTTGAGAATTCGTCGGTAGTAAATACCGCATCAACATCAAGATACTCCATTATCCTATCTAAATTTTGGATTATATGTTTTTTACTTAGAAATCTCTTGTTAAAACCCATTTTTTTGTTCTTTGATTTCTCTTATCATTTTTCTAATTTTTTTACCCAATTCCATGTCATTAGGGGTTTCTTTTACTAATTGCTCTAAAAAATCTTGATTAATAGTCTCCATACTTTTTTTATTTAAAAAATATTAAATTATATCTTACTTGTCAAATTCTTATGTCTAATAATTTTTGACTGTATCATGTAACTCATTATTTTTCTCTTAGCAATGGGTAAAAGAGTCTCTTTTAATGGGTAATTATTACTATGATTAATTGTGAAAACTATTAATTTGCTGTGAACATCTTCATCTTGTAAATTTTTAATTAATGGTTTTTTTACCTCCTTTAATTTTTCATCAAAATCTCCTTTTGAACATTCACATATTTTTTTTATTTGACATTTAGTTTCAAGTGACCCCTTTTTAATCGGCTTAATAATAAATTCATATAGTAAGGTTTTTTCTCCGTGTTCCAAAAAAAATAACCCTTGTTTAGGTTCTATATTTTTTGGGTTTTGTACAACGCTAACTGAAACAGTATCGTTTACAATGTCCCATATTGCTTTAGCATGATTAAAATAATCTTTTAGTCTATCTGTTGCGTATGTACAAATGTGGTATACTTCCAATATTTCTTCTTTAGTTAATAAAGGACAATCGACAGAAACTATATCTGAAATTAATATTTCATCGTCAGGATCCTTTAATTGTTTATTTAAAATAAGATATTGTCCTTTTTCTATTAAAAGATTAATACTTGCAAGATGTAAAGATATTTCTTGAAACTGTGGATACAATTTCAAATTATTTAAATTTTTGTCTAATTTTTGTAGATAATCTAAAAGAACATATTGTTTATGTTCCAAATCAATGGGTTCTTGAAATAACCAGTCAGTTTTCATTAAATTCTTTTGATTAAAAAATAGTGAATTTTAAATAACTGTAAATGAATTATTAATTATATCTCATAACGTGATACCAAGTATCGTTTACCTTATATTCGTTATCGGTTCCATCATAACCATTTAAAACATTACCATAACCGTCTGAATTTATTATATCCTCAATAACACCATCAATATCAACAAATTCTAAAATATAGTCATGTGAAAACCCTCTATCTTTTAGGTAAGAAACAAAGTTATCGGCATATTCATTAACATAACCTTCAATTGCTTCTTCAATTGATTCTTCGTTGTAATCACCCTCAGGATTTTCTCTTATTTCTTCTATAATATTTTCAATATTTGTTATTTCGTCTTCAATTTCTTCTGTTTGTTCTTCAGTTAAGTCTTCATTTTCTAACCTATTATTTAATCTACCGATTTTTTCTTCATATATTTCAACATATCTTTCTTGTTGTGCTGAAAGTTCTTTTTCCACACCATAATCCTCTGGACTATCTCTAACTACATCTTCGTAATTGTTATATAAAAAATCCCTAACTTCGTCTTGATCTAAATTATTTTCCCAAACCCACTCTCTAAATGACTCATATCCCGAATCATCTATTAAATTTTTTAAACTTTCAGCAGCTGCGTTATGAATCATATCATCTCTATAAACAACATATTCACTTTCAAATTGATTTTTACCCAACCAAGTATATACACTAGCCTTTCCATAGTGTCTATAATTTTCTTTATATAAAAAATATTTATCCTCGAATCTTACAAATTCGTCGGTTTCATCGTCTTCTAAATCAGTTGGAACCCCAATTTCAAGAAGATATTCATATATAGCGTCAGTTTCGTTAGACTCTTCATCATCTACATCCCACGCCCCTTCCTGTCTTAATTCGTTTTGGTGTTGTATTTTTTGTTGTAGTATCTTTTGTCTTTCAATCTGATACATTTTAGATCCATAATTTCTAAAATTTCCTCTTACTTTTGACTTATCAAAGTTACTGATATTTGATGATTCAATGTTTAAATCTCCCTGTATTAAATCAATACTGTCAATGTTACTTACCCAATCGGCCCTATATAAATCTAAATTACCGACTATTCTAATATTTTTCCCTCTGTAGTCAGGTAAACGTTTTATTAACGACCCATCACCATTTACATATTTAAGTAAATCAATATAATCCTCAGATGTGATATCCACCCATTCTTCGGATTGTTCTTTTAATATTTTCTTTATGATATTTTCTACAAACATATAATATAAATACTTTCTATTTACAAATGATTATTTTATAATTATCAAATATTTATATAGAACATAAACCTATTAAAAATTTAAGCCATGGGATGCGGATGTAAAAACAAAAACACAGCACAACAACAACCAGCACAAAACGTTAATACTACTGTTGTAAACACACAACAACAGCAGAATAACGAGTCTGTTAAAAGTTCAATCCAAAAAATTGTAGAAAAATATTACAATAAAAAATAACAACTGTTTAGTGTATAATTTTTTTTATTTAAGATTGTTTTAAAATAAACAAATAAATAAAAATTATGAGTACAATAAATGTTTACAATTTTTTAGATGGTACAAACCTATGTAATATTTTTGCAAATTTAATAGTATTGAAAATAAAAGAATCTTTTCCTGACGCAAAAACTGATATATCAGTAATAAACGTCAGGAATTTTTTTGTTATTAAGGGTTATACAACATCTGAAACTATCATCAATGTTGCGGAGTTATTTCAAGACTTTTTAAATAATTACAACGAAGAATTATCCAAAAAAATTAGAGTTTTTGATATGATTGTTTACGGTAAAGAATTTGAATATTTACCATTAAACATTTCACACAAAGAAAACAAAAAAGAATCTGAAAAAATATCTCAGATACAAAAATTAATAAATGATTACGCAAAAAATAAAATTTACTTTAATATTAAACTTGATGAGGTTTCAAAAATAATATTTTTTGATTGTTTAGATAATCAATATAGTGATGTTAAAAACATATTAGAAAAGGATTTCAAAGGGTATGAATTATTTAAACATGATTTTTCAAATGAAACTTATTATTCAGAAAAAATTTACGGACAAACTATGCATAATGAAAAACCTTATTTATTATTACTAAAATTCATAACCGATCACCTATTCAAACTTGGTATAAGTAAATCAGTTGATGTTTCGATAACAAGTACTATCCGTACAAAAGATTTAACAAATGAAAATATTAATTTAGTTTTATCTAATGATAATCACATAGTTAAAACTAAATGGTTAGAGTCCCTTATTATGGATGTGTTTCCTTTTCAGGTTGACTATCTTTCTGAAAAATTTTCGGACTGTGAGGACTTAACTAATTTAATTATTGATTCTAACTTTGAATCTTATTCACTATCTGATTTATCTGTTAGACATGAAATGTTATTAATCTAACATATAGTTTTTAACCATTTTAACGCCCTCGTGGATATCTTCATAATCTCTATCGGGGGCTAATAATTTTACATTAAATGGTTCATCGTTTTCATCTAAAGTAAGTAACATTAACGATGGTACATATTCATTATTTGTAACTTTAACAAACTCATCATACTCTTCCTCAAATTCTTCAATATCCCTTTCAATAAATAAAATATTATTTTTTGTAAACTCTTCTTTTATTTGTGTACAAAATGGGCAACCTTTCATTGTATAAACTACTGTAACTTTCATAATTAATTAAATGTGTAATATTTTTTTAATCCGGTAATTAGAAGACTATATGTTTGATCTTCAACACCTTCGTTTAATATAAATATTTTATATACGTTTTCATCTTTATTTCTTAAATAGTAAATCATTAATTTACCGTATTCAATAACACCTTCAAGCTCAATAATTAAATCTAATAAGTTTATTTTATCAAACCATAATCTTTTATTTTTTTCAAATAAAGTTTTTAAACCTTCATATGTTATATTTCTAGTTCTTGTAATACTTGGATAATTACTATATTTTTTAATATATAAATCAATAACATTATCCGGTAATGTTTTTTCTCTAATATCGTCCATTTTAAGGTAATTCATCATAGAAATCATAACCAGCAATATGATCTAGTAAATAGTTATTACTGTTTTCATCTTCATTCTCCCAAATAGGTATTAATTGTTTTACTTTATCAAAATCTTCAAATTTAGCAACTTTAGTTATAGATTTACCATTACGACAATGTTTAGTCATTATTGGTAATTTTATCATATCTTTACTATAGAGATAGTTAGCAAAATCACTCAACTCATTAACTGGTGTTGTCCATTCAGGTGTAAGACTTTTATTAAATCTACCTAATTTTTGAACTATTACTAATTGATTTCTTCTAAATTGAAACTCTATAGTTGCTCTTTCATGTCCATTTTTTTCACCTTTTCTTAAAGAAACAATAAAACAATGTGCTTTTTCACTATACGTTCTAACACAATTGCTTTGGTGGGATGATTCAAGTTCGTATTCACCTGTTTTTGTAAGTAATACAGGATAGTAAGTTTCCTCATTATAATTAATTGGTTTTTCAATTAGATAAGCATCCTCACCATAGTATCTGTTAACATCACCAGTTTTATAGGATTGTAATAATGACGACCATTCACTATGTTCCGTAACGTATTCATCATACGTTTTTGCCTTTATTTTAACATGTTCTCCATATTTTTTTAATTGTTGTTTAAATGTTACATGATCACTTAAAGAATTTAAAACTTCTGAAGCATTTGTTGTGTTTATAATTTTTATAATATTTTGTTTTTCTAAGTTAGATAAATTATCATATTTGTTATGATAATCAAAATACCCATTAACATAGATTGATTGTTTTGAATTTGTTAATAACGCGCTATCTTTTATCTTATTGAATAAATCAATACCAAAAATTCTGTATAACTTTAAAATTACGTCAATATCTATATTTTCATACATATTTAAAAGATTTCTAATTTTAGTTCCTTTTAAATCATGTTTTTTCATAAACCAAGTAACCAAATTATTGTCAATCTTTTGGATTTCTTTTTTTGGTGTATAGTAAGATACAAACTTTTCAAATGCATTAGGGTATTTAATTTCTGATATTTTTAGAATAACTTCATAATATTTTTTTCTTATATTATAATTTTCTGTTTTAACATCAATATTTAACCTATCAATAATATTATTTAAAAAAATACTTAGACAATTAATTGTTCTTTTATTTTGTTCAGATTCGATAGTTTCATCAATAAAACTTATTTTTCTAACAACATCCATGTTATTAATATCTGTCTTATTAATTGACATTTTTGCCCCAATTGTTTTTTTTCTTTTGAGGTTAAGTGTTCCTGAATAAAATAATTTTCGTTTAAAATTAAAAGTAAGATAGTCGATAGTTCTTCTTACTTTAAAGTATTTTTTACCTTCTTCTCTTGATGAACTATATGTATAAAGTTTTAAAGCAATTTTGTTTTCATTTTCTTCAATTACTAAGGTTTTCCTTATCATTCTTGGTGCTGCGAAGGGATTGCCGTAGTTTTTTAAAAAAGATTCTTCACCGGTTTCGGTGGTTTTATAATTAAAAATACCTTGTTTAGGCACAAACCTTAGTTTTGATAGATCTCCAAAAATATCAGATTCATCATCTTTTTTTGATATTTCGTTGAAGTTTTGATAAATAGATGTTTCGTACCTTTTGTATTCTTCCTTAAAAAGGACAGTCATATCTGACATAAAATATTTTATTAAATGTTACTAATTCAAACAAATTAAACCCATGTGATGTTGCATATACGGTAAAACTTTTTCAACATTTTTTGTCTCGCCATTTAAATCTAAAATTAACTTAATTAATTGATTTCTTGTTGGTTCTAGCGGTTTTCCGTCTTCTTTGGAGTTTTCTTCCACGATACTTCTAACACCATTAAAAAACTTTTCAGAATCTATTTTACCAATTAATTGTTTTAACTGTTCAGGGTTCTTTTCGAAAAACCCTTTAAAATTGCTCATATATATATCCACATCAACACTCATACTTAATATTTTTATTCTAACAAAAATAATAATTATTTTTGATTAAAAAAAAGTTTTTTAAGCGAATAGATGGAAATTATCGTCAGTATCTATTCTTTGTTTTAATTCATCAGGAATGACATTACTTGAATTACTATTCTTTAAGTTAATAACTGTCAATCTTGGTAAGTTTGCAATACAAGTAGGTAATTTTTTCAAATTAGGGTTGTCAGGTAAAGATAAGAATTGTAATTTGTCTAAGTTACATATTGATTTTGGTATTTCTGAAACACACCCAACTAAGTGTAAAGCCGTTAAGTTTTTAAAGTTACCAATACTTTCAGGTATAGGTAAACTAAATGGTTCACCACCTTTTTTAGTGAATTCAAGTCTTTCGATGTTTTCAGGTAAGGTATCAAAAAATTCAGTGAAACCATAAAGTGCAATAAATTTAGATGCTGAATCTCCAGGATAATTAACTGAAACTTTTTTACCGTTATTTTGTGATAAACCTTTCATAAATTCAGGTTTGAAGTATTCTTTTAACCCCTGGTCTTGTTTACTTAAAAAGTCAACCAAATCAATTTGTCTATCTGCAGGATCCATGTATTGATTAGATGGGAAATGGAATTGGTATCTCAATGCTGGAAGCCCTGATTTTTCACCAATATCCATACTTCCTGTAAATTTAGTTGGTGAATTAGGAATAACAACATATAAAGGTCCATCTTTAATATATCTATCAAACCAATTAAGACCAGGTGATGATGTACACCATCTTGTTTCACCTTTTTGTGGTTCTAAATAATAACCACCATAGAAACATGCTGCGTCTTTACCTAACTGTCCTGTGTTTGAAATTTTAACAACAGTCCAATTACTAAATCTCTTAACTTCTTCTGATCCTGGATGTTCGTAAGTCGTTGATGCTTCTTTCTTTTCTTCTGCAGTTGCTTTAGTTTTTTCTAAACTGAAATCTTTTACTTGATCATAAAGTGTTTCAGGTGTTAGTTTATTAATATCTCTATATTCTTGTGGTAATCTGTTTTTGAACCTTTCGAATTTCATTAAGTCACCTGTAACCTTATAAAGGTCTTCTAAAAATAATGCTTGATATTCTTTGATTGCCTGTTTAACTGCGGGGCTATTTGGGTTGGTAATACCACTCTCTAAATCAATTTTTGGTGTTGTGAAGTTTTTAAGTAACCATTGAGTATATTTCCCAATTTTTACTTTTTCCATATCTTCAGGTTTTGCGTTATTCGCTTCCATACCTTCAGGAACCCTTGATGTTGGATCCGCTGCGATTATTTCAAATAAAACATTAAATGGCATAATACCCTTTCTTGTTTCTTTATTTGGTTTAACATATTTGTCAAATAAAACTTGGAATCTTGAACTTTCTATGATTAAGTCTCTAAGAATACTCGTAAATCTAATAGCCATAACTGTATTTTAATATATAAATATCACAAATATAAGAAAAAATAATTAATAGTTCATTATAAGAATCTCTTCACCCATATTTTGTTTTGTTCCTTTTTTAGCCGCAGCAGCTTTAGCAAACTCTTTAGATTCCCATCTATATTTATCTTTAGGGAACCATTCGGATAATAACTGGAAATCATAATAAGATAGGCTAAATTTACTATGAACATTATGTAATGTCTTAGCCAATCTTTCATGATCGTCTCTATCAAAATCGTGGTTTGAATAATAATTTTCAGTTTTCCAATATGGGGGGTCTAAATAAATATAGGTTGATGGTGAATCATGTTTTTTAATTACTTCGGCAAAATCCATGTTCTCAATATCCGTAATCTTTAAAAAGTGATCCACCCAATCAGGTTTAGATAATTTATCTCTAAAAGTAAGATACTTTGATTTATATTTTCCTTTAAGATCAATAAAATTTGAGGTTTCAGGTTTTGATCCGCTGAATACTTGTGTTAAAATATAAACGTATTTGGCCGCTACTTCATAATCACCAGGTTCTATGCTGAAACCTTCATTAAAAACTTCAGCCTGAAACCTGATAAATTGTTCTTTATAAATTTCAGGTGTAACATCTACTCCTTGTTTTTGACAATCGATTGAATTTATTGCACGTAATAATTCAGATGGATTTTGTACACACTTAAATAGATTATAGTTTAATGGATTAAAGTCATTGTATACGACTTTTTTTAGGTTAGGATATTCCTTTAAATCCATATTAAAAAAACACCAAAACATACCTCCAAATGTCTCCAAGTACGTTTCCATGTTTTTATCATAGAAAGGGGTTATCCACTTTCCAATTTTACTTTTACCTCCGATATAACTTAACATATTACAAATATAGTATTTTAAATATTTATTTTCAAACTGAACTTTATTAAAATATAAACATGGAACAGAAAAAAGCAACACAAGTTACAGGATGTAAACAATGTAAAAAAGGATTAAATTTAACACAAAAATCATTAATCGCGTTATCTATTTATGTCTTTTTTGCAGCCATTTATGGTACTGTACAAATAGTAAAAGATTTATACAATTTCTTTTAATAAATCTTTTAAATTATTTTTTATGTCATCACTTATTTCATAATCATTAGTGATAGTTACTTTTACATAAAAATCACCACTACCTGTGGCATCTTTATATCCTTTTTTAACCAATCTTAGTGGTTTATCAGAATTTAAATTTTTAGGCATACTAATTACTAATTTACCGTCAGGGTGTGGTAGAGTGATTTGTTTTTCAGATAAAATTTCTAAAACATTTAATTTTAAAGTATAAACCAGATCCTTACCTACCTTATCAAAATTATCACTTCTATTCAACTCAACCTTTAATATAACATCACCTCGAATATTTGTCATTCTACCATAATCACCTTTTGTTGGTATTCTTAAAAAATCTCCGTTATCTACATTTTTCGGTATGGTGACAAGTAATGTCTCATTTTCTTTAACCATTCCGTGTCCGTTGCAAGTATTACATTTTTTAGTTATTACACTACCACTACCACCGCAACTATCACATGACATATTAAATATCTGTTGGAACATTCCGGTTCCCATTCTTTTCATTACATAACCCTGTCCATTACATGTAACGCATACGGATCTTTCACCTCCATTACCTTTACAAGGATTACAAAGAACTAAGTAATCGTAACTTATATTTTTTTGTACTCCGAAATACGATTCAATAGGTGTTATTTCAAGATTTATTATTTTATCAGGTACTTTAGCTGTTTGTGTTCTACCACCATTCATCATTTGTTCAAACATAGAATGAACATCAAACCCTCTTCCCATACCACCCATAAATGGGTTATTTTTTCTATTATCGTAGTCAATTCTTTTATTCTCATCACCTAAAACATCATATGCTTCTGCAATATCTTTAAATTTTTCCTCTCCGTCAGGGTTTACATCCGGATGATATTGTTTACTTAATTTTCTATATGACTTTTTTATTTCATCTTGGGAAGCTTTCTCATCAACTTCAAGTATATCGTAATAATTTTTCATGAAACCAAATTACTTAATTGTTTTATTCAAAAATAAGAAAAAAAGAAAAATTATCAAACATTATGTAAATAAAAATACAGCTCTTGATAGGTTTAAAGAATTAGTTGAAAATAATGATGAAATATTATTTGAGAAACGGGTTGAAAATGCAACTCCGTGTGATTATGAAATTGCGGTACTAACAAATCAAACAAAGATTCAAAAAAGTTTATTTTTAACAGATGATTTAGGTAGAAATAATCCAGTAAATTTAGAAGATCCCGATTATGTTTTTTTAGAAATTAAAAAATATAAAATAGAAGAAACTATATTTGATTGGCAAAACCAAAAAAAAATAAAGTTTTCAGATATAATAAAAACATACTGTAACGATAAAAATTTAAAAAGTATCTTCACTCTGAATAATAAACTATGTATTCAAATAGATGAAGATGTTTCTATGTTCTCACTTAAAGATAAAGAAGAATCTGAGAGGTTGTTAGAAACAATGCAAGATTATTTTATTAATAATTCAAGATCAGACGCGTTTTTTGTTAAAGATGTTTCTAACGCACAAAGAAAGTGGTTATATGACATTATGGAAAATAAAGGTTTTAATAAAAAAAGGTTATACAGGTTAAAAACTACTTTTTCAAAAAGATAAATTCAACTTCTCCTATTGAAATTATTGCGGTTTCGTTTTTTATGTCTTTATTTAAATTTTTACTTATCTTAGTAAATTCATTTTCATCTAAATCAATATTAATTGTAATTTTTTTAGAGTGCTTAAATACATCCTCAGATAATTCAACAATCTGAGCCATTTTTATTAATTTATCCCTAAAACTTTCTTCATTCTCTCCCATAATGTGTATTTTTTTTCAACAAATATGGTATTTTTTATATTTTCAGGTTTTGTTTTTTTAATTTCTTCGCTAAACCTAACTTTTAAATCCTCGTTTTGTTTTTCGGTTATAATAACCTCTTCTTTAAGTTTATTCAGCTGGCTTTGTAACTCCGCTACCGACTTCTTTTTGCTCATTTTCAATAAATTTATTAAGTTCTTCAATATCAAATTTTAAACCTTTAAGGTTTTCCAATTTTTCTTTTTCAAAAATATTTTTAAGTTCTTGTACTTTATTTTTAAACAGTCTTTCTTTTTCTTCTCTTTCTATGTTTGTCTTAATAATTGTATCAATTATTGTTTCTATTCTATCTATTAATTCTTTTTTATTTTCACAAACAATAGAATATATTGGATTTCCTTCTTGTCCTTCACTTTCCAATACCTCTAATCCTTGTGGTACGTTTTTTAACATCAACCAAGTTGATGGGAAAGTCATATCAAAACTAATATAATTTTTTAAAACCCTAACAGATTTTAAATATTTTGAGCACTTACTAATAAATTCGCTATAAACCATTATTTAATATATTAAGTATGTTATTATATAAGAAACAAATAAACCATATGTTATTCTTTCCCATTTATTTATTTCAAAAGGTTTTGGTGGATCCGAAAAAATAGCTCTTATAAAATCAAAAACTAATTTTAAAATAGCTACGATTGAAAATACGAATACGAACCCAAAAAAAGGTGCGAGATTATTAAGCATTTTTTTCTTCTTTAGAATGATTTAAAATTTCTTTTCTTAAAACTTGCATAAGTTCTCTTAATTCTTGAGCCGATTTTCTTGCTCTAGTACCTGCAGATTTATTTCCCTTATCAAAAAATTTAGTTGTTTCTGCCGATAATTGTTCTACCAATGTTTTTATTTGTTCAAGTGTTTTCATTTTTTAAAAAATTATTTTTTATTTTTTATAGTATAATAAAAATTATAACTCATTTGTAAATAACATATACTAATTTTTAAGTGATCTTTCAAGTACTTTATATATGTCAGTAAAAATTTCAATATCTGATTTTGTTTTTTTATACTTATTATCGAATATCTGTCTAAAAAAAGTATATATATTATCTTTAATTTTTAATTCATTTTGTGAATAAAAAACCTCAAAAAAGAAACCTTCAAAAAACTCTAAATCGGTTTCATTAAAAGTGAATTTTATATTTTCTTTTTTAAAATTATCTATGGTTTTATTCCAACACCACCTAAAGTGATTTAACTTTTGTTCATTTGTCATACCCACTTTTGTTTCTTTATTATCTTCGGTATCATCACCTAAATAAGTTTCATTTAAAAGATTTAAAAAGGATAAACAAAAGTCTCTGAATAGTTCTGTAAGTTCCGGAGTAATATTATTTGCTAGATACCAAGCCGTGATATCATCTTGAGTCATTGGTTTGGCTAACCAATCAAAAAAACGACCCATGTTATTATCTGTATTCATATAACAAATAATAACATGGGTCTAATTAAAAATGAAGTTTAATTTATTGTGTTTTTTTACCGTATGAAATTAAATCTTTCATTTTTTCAATGTCAGAAATAACTTTTTGTTCTTCTTTTGATTCTAATTTCATCATTATTTTTGATGCTTTATCAGTTTCGGAACCACTTTTGTCTGATAAAACGGGTTGTGCAGATTTATTATAAGCCTTTCTTTTTATTTTAGCGAGTAAGTTATCTTTTCTTATTTTGTTTCTTCTTTGGTTTGTTGGTGTTTCTACCGCATTTGCCCACTCAGGGTTATTTCCTGTTCTTGATGAACCTACAGTTAAATCTTCCACCCATTTTTCGTCAGGATGGATTTCATCATAATCTAAATTTTCCAACCCTGCAGCCGTAAAATTGTCTATATACTCACCAACAGCATCTGAAGGTACATAAGCCATTTTAGACATCTTAGCTAATTCACCATTACCTTTAGGGAAATGTTTTGGGTTCATCTCATAACCACCTTTAGAACCACCTTTGAGGTAATCTTTCATTTTCTTAACAACGCTGTCAATATAATCGTCATTTTCTTTTTTAGACTTATCTTGATTTGCCTTTGTTAATTTTATAGGGTTTACACTTTTTTTAGTTGTTTTCTTTTTCTTTTTTTCCTCCAAAACAATATTTTCAATAATATCAATAATCTCATTTTCTTTAAAAAGGTGTTTTTTACCATCAAGAACTAAACTATACATAGATTCATTTCTTAACATTTCGAAATCTTTTTTGTCGATTTTTCCATTTTTGTTTCTATCGATTATTTTTTGATTTCCATAAAGTTTTTCGTCAATTTCTTTTTCTTTACGTCTTCTTAACATTGCAAAATCTTCTTTGTCTAATCTACCATTTTTGTTCTTATCTAATTTGTGTTGTTTACCGTAAAGTTTTTCTTTTATTTCGTACTCATATTCGGTACATTCTTTTTCTTCCAAATCTTTTTTTCTTTTTACGTGTTTTCTAACATTTTCTGAATCATTATCATCATCGTCTTTATCGTCACCTCTTAATAATTTTTCAATATCTTCAACAGACATTGGGCTTTTGAATCTTTTTTTACCGAATCTTGGGTGTCCATCATCCATTCCTACTAGTTCTTGGATATCTCCTTCATACATTGATCCGCATTCCCTGCATTCATTTTCATACATATTTTTAGATCCACATTCTGAGCAAATTTGTTTTTTCATTTTAACGTCTTCAAAAATTTTATTTTTAATAATATTGATTCTATTACCAAATTCCTCTGAAATAATTTTGTCAATAATATTATTTACCTCTCTATTCATATTAATAAATATCAACTACTTCATAAAGTACCATTTATTTTATTTAATATGATATTTTTTATTTCCTCCACAGTTAATCCAGTTTTTAATGATACATTATGAATCGCCTCATTTACTGATGATGACTTTTTTTTAACCTTTACGAGTTTGTCCTTACTATTGCCTTGACTACAATATGGGAATGTTTTACATTTTTTATTAATAGACACAAACCCACCTCCTTTAATTTGTGGTACTTTAAAAGACCTTCCCCTACCTATAGTGTTATTTCCTCTCATTTTAACATCTTCAAATCCAGGCGCATCATAAATACCTGCCGAAGATGATGAAGTAACTTCTTTAAACTCTCCCTCTTCTTTTGGTAATTTTTTGTATTCCGATCTTGCGGTATCGTCATCAGCAAACAAACTTAATTTAGTGTTAAAACCTCCTGCAGAAACAGCACCTGTGCTTTCTTTATTCTCTACTTTCTTTTTTAGAGCTTCAAGTATTAATTTATTAATATCCATTATTTTTTATTTTTTAGAGTTGTTTGCCATTGATTCTTTTTAGACCACATTAAATAATAAAACTCAGACATCATATGAACAATAATTTCATTTATATCGCCTCTTAAATTACCTTTACTCAACTCAGATTTTATCTTGTCAATGATATTATCTTCAAATTTTTTTAATGTAGATGCATTTAAAAAGTCTTTTATTTCTTTTTTAATAGTTAATTCAATTTCTTTTTTTTCTGCGTTAGTTAAAGCCATTATTTAAATATTAAAACACCGGATAATATGGTTATAATGGAACCACCAACAATTTCAATTACTGTATTTTTAACTTTTAACTTTTTGATGTCTTTTCTTAAATCTTTATTTTGATCATCAACAATTTTAAATTTTTCGTTTTCTTTTTCTATTTGTAATTTGTAATTAGTTTCTTTTTGTTCAAAAGTTGTGATTATAGAATCTTTTAAATCCACTTTTTTTCTTGTTTCAATTAATTCAATGTCTGTTAATTTAGAGACTTTTGTGATAGAATCCAATCTATTTAAATCTAATGCAATTTTTTTAGCTACAGTATATGGCATACATATTTCATTTGTATCTTTTACTGTTTTTTGTGAAAACGAAGTAAAAGAAATAAGTAATGCGATAATAAAAAATATTTTTTTCATTTTTTTAATAATTGTATCTTTTATGTAATAAACTATCTATTTGTGATTTTGTCATTTTATCAATTTCTTCACCTTTTTCTTTATAGTATTCTTTTATGGTAATTTTTTGATTCTTAACTTTAGCGATAGTAGAATCTATCTTATTCAATTCTATTTTATATGATTCTATTTGTGAATCTAATTTTTTTTGACTTTCGACTAAAGTGCGTATCTCTTTGTTTAGTTCTTCCAATTTATATTTGTCTAATTCGGACATTTGTGGTTTTGGTGTTGCCAAATAAACCACTAAATATAAAACAGCGATAAATAATATACCACCTAATACATATTTATAATACTTTTTTACTGTCTCCATATTATTGAGGTTTTTGTATTGTTTTCTTTCTAGTAGATATAACTTTAGCCCATTTTGATTTAAACTTTTCATAAAATCCTGTTAATTTACCAATTAATTCAGTTAATTTTTCATCTAATTTAATCATATCTCCATTTATATATACACCATTGTTTTCTCCAATTGAAAAGAAGAACTCTAGATCAAAGTCAATCACTTTCCCGCTCCACTGAACTTCGTTTTGGTACATATTTAAAACCCCAAAATCCGATAAGTCAGAAACGTCCTCTACGAATTCATCCATAGTTTCTTGAAATGCGGTTTTTTCTTCTGTGGTTAGTTCTAAATCTCTTTTTTCTTTCCCGTGTAAAGATAAAAGTCCACCAGAAATCCTATATGTCTTACTCTTATCTCTTTTAACCTCATCAGTATTTACTTCAGATGACATTTCAGTTTCATCATCATCTATTTTATTTTCAATACTTTTGGCTAGGTTAATAGCCTCAGGTTGCTCCATAAGCATTCTAGTTTTTTTAAGTAATGCCTTTATTTCATCATATTCATTTATCATTTTCTAATAGTTGTTTAAAATTTTTAAAATTAAAAGAAGGGTTAACGTCTTTATAATCAAAATTAAAATTACTTCTTGAAACTATACCTTTGAAGTATTCGACTCCATCAAATTTAACATTATGTCCTATACATTCTTTTGGTATTTTGAATTTTTCACAAAGTTCATTAACCAATTGCGTTAGACTTTCCATTTGTTTTTTAGTATAAGTGTCCCAAAAAAAATAATCTCTCCATTTCCTCTCGTAAACTTCTTTTTTATAAATATCACCAATCCAATTAACGTACGTTTCATCCAATGGATTTTTTTTTAACCATCCGTTATTTTCTATACTAATAATTATTGAATTTTTATCTATGTCGATATCTTTCATAAACTCAGAGTATTTTTCAGGACTCATTATCTCGTACCTGTCTCCATTTTTAGATATTACATAGTTTGGTAAGTAAGGATTTTTTTTATTATATCTGTACTTTAATGCGTTGATATAATTTTTATAATCTCTCCTGGTGTCTGCTAAAATAATTTGTTTTTTATTTTGGTTTACACCTTTTTCTTTAAAATCTGTTAATTCGTAAAGATTTCCCATAACCGTCTCTATTAAGATATGATAATTTTTTAGGTTTAGATTCTTGTGTTTGGTTTTTCTCTACTACAAATTCTTCTATTTTTTCTTCTTCTTTATTTTCCTCTTTTTCTAATAATAAATTTTCTAATTTAAGTAATTCTTCTTCAGTTGGTTTTATTGGTGTTTCGTTTGTTATTTCTGATACTTTATAATTTTCATCTAAAACTTTTTCTAAGTATTCTAATAACTCCTGTGTTGGGTTTAATTTGTCTGATTCATCTACGTCAACTTGTTCGGTACTTGTTCGGTGCTCAGTCGGTACTTGTTCGGTAACTTGAGGGGTAACTTGAGGGGTAACTACTGTGTATTCAGGTGTATTTACGGTGTAATCATCTTTTTTTCTTTTTCCTTTAAATGCCTGGTTTGTTGCAATAACTAAAGTAATTGCCAACGGATCGAATACGAAAATTAAAATCAATATAAATAAATTTGCAACTCTTTTAATATTCCATTCTAATAATTCACTAACATATTTTAAAGCACCTAATTCACTTCCAGATATTTCCTCCGATTCCATATTCAAAATATCAACATCTAGTTTAGTTATACTATCATTCATATTATCTATTCTTTTTGCTATGGTATCTCGTCTTACTTGTGCTTGAGATAATTGAGTTTCAAATGACTTTCTATTGGCATTATTAGCCCTTGTGATTACTTGTCCTGTTTTATTATCTACAGATTGGGTGGTTGTGTTATTTGATAAACCATCTCTTAGTTTGGTTATATCTCCGTCTAATGTATTTTTTTCTTTAGTCAACTCGTCTTTGACTTCCTCAAATCTTTTCTTTTTTACTTCAATATTTTTGACTTGTTTTTCATTTATTTCAAGTTTTGCTATGTTGCCTTGAAATCCAGTACTCAACAACCCGTATATTCCAAGTGAGGTAATCAGTGACAAAGTCACAAGTGCTATTGTTAAATATAACTTTAATACTCCGTAAGTTTCTTTCCATTTGTCATGTAAATATGTTGCAATAGCTATCTTAGAAATTTCAAGGAATGACCCCATTATTATAACCGGCAAAGCAACACCAACAAAGACTATCGATAAACCAACGACACTATAATATGCTGCCGTGCCCGATAAACCTAAAGCACAAAACAATAAAAACCAGGGTAAAAATTTTTCTTTCATAATATAATATTATAGTTAATAAATATTAAAGATAAATAAAAAACCCTTCATTGGTACCAATGAAGGGGGTAGTTTCATTTTACCATATAAATAAAATTGGGGAATTTCACCCTGGTGTCTTCAGGCACCTTCCGCCGAGTTGTATGGGTAATCTCGGTTCAACCCATTTTTTAAATATAAATGATTTTTATTTCATTGATGAATTTTTGTTCTAACCTTATTCTATTAGACTTTTTTTCTTCGTTTTTAGTTTTTAAAAATTCTCCGTCGTCTGAAAACGCAGAAGTAATAATACTAAAAAAATTACCTTTTTTTTTAAATAGTACTTCCATAAAATTAAATTTTTTGTTATCCTCATTTTCTTTTCTTCTGTGGACAAAAATAATTTGATTATTTTGTGGATTTTCTTTTTCGTATGAATCATAAATTTTTTCAACATTATTTGAAAATAATGTTCTTATCATAGTATCAGGAACTGCAAGTCTTGGTTCAATAGCAAATTTAGATTTTCTAGTGTCTAAAAATTCTTGGTATTTATCTACTATTTCATCATACGTATCACCTCCGAACCTTTCTTTTCTTTGGTGGTATGTTGATTTAAGCTGTATTAATTTATTATCTATAACTTTTGAAAATAGGGTGGTTCCGTCGGATTCTCTTCTTCCCGTTTCGTTAATGATTAAATTCTTCAACTGGTTTAATAACTTCATATCATATAAATACAAAAAGGGTGAGAAAAACCCACCCTTTTAAATTTTTTCGGTACGATTCGAGGATTTTAAACCCGACACACTAACCGCGGCGTCTCGACGACTTACGACCCCAGGAGTAAGTTTCCCGACAAACGTTTAGTTAACTGTCAACGTTTGTGATACAAATATATGGTGATTTTTTGTATTATCCAAATTTTTTATCATAAATATTCAAATAAATCTGAACATTCGTTTCTTAGTTTGCGTAAAGCTTTTTCTTTAATTTGTCTTACACGCTCCTTTGTCAAACTAAAATCAGAACCAATATCCTCAAGAGTTCTTGGTGTCCCTGAAATACCGTAGTAATCCTCAACAATAAGTCTCTCTCTTTCATCCAAGATTGACATGATATTCATCATTTTTTCTTTTAAAGCGTCTTTAGTGGAAAAAACTTCATCAGGTGAATCAACATTGTCATTTTTAATAACATCAATAAGGGTATCACCATCTTCATTAATATGCATATCTAAATCTATGATTTTAGGTAATGTTGCAAATTTATCAGACAACTCTTTATTAGTCTTTTCATTTTCCTTTTTTTCTTTGTACATATCTTGTACAACATTTACGGGGAGTCTAATTGTTCTTGAATTTTCATTAAGAGACTGTAGAATAGATTGTTTAATCCACCAAACAGCATAAGATATAAATCTATTGTTTTTAGTCCAATCAAAGTTTTTAATGGCTTTCATTAACCCAAAGTTACCTTCAGCAATTAAATCTGCCAAATCTATTCCTTGATTTTGATATTGTTTTGCGACTGTTATAACAAATCTTAAATTACCTTCAAGTAATTCTTTATAGATATGTTCTCTTTCTTTTTCGCTACAATCGTTAGATGTAATGCGTTGTGATAAAGTTTTCTCTCTCTCGGGAGTCATAACTTTATATTTTCTAATTTCTTTTAAATAGATTTGAATCTCATCTTGATTGAGTGGGTTTGACGACTTAATGTCCTCCATCTTTTCTCTTTCCATAATTGTCTAAAATCTCTTTTTCTTGCTCTGTTAATGAATTTATTCCTTTCTCTGATATTTTGTCTAATATTTCATCTACCGTTGGTATCTCTTCCGGTTCTTTTTTCATAACCATCTGATTGAAGTCCGCAGGTAAAAGAAACTCAAACGTAAAATTTTTTAATTCTTCTCTTCTTTCTTTTAATTTTAATTCTACATTAATTTCTCCTGTTTTACTTTGTTCTTTTTTTATTTCTCCGTCTATATTTAAAAAATCTTTCTTAAGTTTTCTAGGCATCTTTATGTCAATATTTTTTGTTGCCTCCATTAAAAAATACTGTTCAGTTATTTCAGACATTGTCATGTCAATGTATTCCTTTAAGTCTGAGAATAATTCTTTACTTCTAAAATGAAATACAACCCCATACTCACCATGTGTGAATTTTAAAAAGGGGGAACTAACGATTGTTAAAAGTTGTGAGGACAAATTTGTTGCCAAATTTTCTTGTTCATCAAAATCACCAAATATAAATAACATATAAGAGGGATCTTTTTTTGGTTGTTTTTTACGCATCAATTTGTTTTTAATATATAATACAAAGTTATAAATTTTTTCACTAACACCAAACATAATTCATTAATAAATATTTTATTTAAGTGTTTTATTGTTTTTTCTTTTTAGTAAAGCGTCTTCTTTAGATAGAATAAACTTAACTTTTGGGTTTGGTTCTTCTTCTGTATATGGTAATAAATTATCTACTCTTTTTTTAGATAAATCAACATACTCTTCATTTAAATCTATACCAATATAATTTCTATTATTAAGTTTAGCCATCTTTAAAGTAGTACCACTACCACACATTGGATCTAAAACTAAATCTCCTTCATTACTCCAAGATAGGATATGATCCTCAGCTAAAGATTCAGGAAATATTGCCGGATGTTGGAAAGCTAAATCGTCTTTACTTGAAAACCCTTTTCCGTTGTTTATATACCAAACATTATATCTTGTCCCAAACTCGGACACAACAAACTTATCCACCTTTTTAAGATTTCCATCTTTTTCTCTTTTTGACGGATCCCCAAAGTTACTATGTCCTGCCCATCTGTTAGGTTTGTCTTTAAGTAGATTAACAGTTTTAGGTTTACCTTTTGATAGGATGAACATGTATTCAAATACTTGAGAATACCTACCTGTTTCAGGAAAGGGGGCACCATTCTTATGGTAAATCATAGTATCGTATAAGGTAAAACCAATATCCATAAATTTAAGTGCTTGTCTGAATGAACTTCCCGTTTCACCACCATTTTTCACCTGATCATTAACAACCCAAACAACTACACCGCCTTTTTTAGTGACTCGATATAATTCTTTAGCCATCTCAACAAATGGGAATGAAAAACCATCCTCATATGTTACCTCATCTTTTATTTTACCATTGTAAGTTCTTAAATTATCATATGGTGGGGATGTTACAGTTAAATCAAATGTATTTTCTTCGTAAGTTTTTAATACTTCAACAGCGTTGCCCAATATTACTTCATTCATATTTTTTCAAAAATTATCTTTTTATTAACTTTATTTTTTTTGAGTTTACCACAAATAATATTCTCATCATGATTATCTTTTGATGATAACTTCAATGAAGTGAAGCTACTTGATTTTTTTGGTTCTCCTTTCCATTCTGTTTTTTCTAAATTAATCATCATAGCGAACAAACCATCAATATATTTTTCATTTACTATTACTTTTTTATTTCTGTTAACTTTTAAGGAAATTAAAAGATAAGTATTAGCCTTTGATGTTGTATGTGTAGCACCAGTAAACCCTGTATCACTTTGTGTTACTTTTATTTCTATGATTACAATATTACCATTAAACTCAAATATAGCATCGAAAGATTTACCTTCTACTTCATCATTATTTGTTACTTCAGTAATTTTAAGTACTTTAATATTTGCATCTTTATATAAAGATAAAATTTTATTAAACCTATAAACTAAAAATGATTTAACACCATCATAAGACAACCTAGTGGTTGTTAATACTGTGTGTTGTTTTGTATCATCTTCAACGTCTTTAACCCATTCATTTATTGTTAAACCTTCTCTATTTGCAATAGGGAATATGGTTAAAGGAATTTCGTTATTGATATAATCAACAAGGTGTTTAGCAAACCCAAGTTTTTTTAAATGAATAACTAAATCCCTAACCAAAATTTTCTTATTTGTCATTTTACACTTATTTATACAAATATAAGAATAAAATTCTAATTGGTCACTAGTTTATTGAAAAACTTTTGATATATTATCTTCTTTCACTATTTTGATAGTGTTATCCCCCCAAGTATTAACAATTGTAGAGTGACTTATAATTAATATTGTCGGGAAAAAGTCTTTAATTGCCGTAAAGAAATTGTGTACCATATCTAAATTTTCATTTGATATTTTTCCAAACACCTCATCAAAAACAATAATGTTGGGACGAGGAAGGCTACATATCTTACTCAATACTGATCTTAAAGCGAGTGATGCGATTGTTCTTTCATATCCACTTCCTGATGACATTAATTTTTCAATTCCTGTACCGTTATCTATCATAGTAAATTCAACTTCATTTTTATCGTTAATTTGAATTTGTAGTTTGAAATAAGCACTTTCTTCCATTAATCTTTGAAGTTCAGAATTAATAAGTGGTATCATGGTTTTCATTATTATTTTAGAAATACCGTTTTTACCATAAGCCTCCAAATATATTTTATATATTTTTTCTTTTTCTTGTTCTTCAGAAATTTTAATAATGTTATTTAGGTTTGTTTTAATTTTTTCTTCTAAAGTTTTGATAGAATACTCGTCACTATTAATCTGATTTTGTTTTTGTGTTTTTTGTCTATCAAGTTCTTCAAGTCTCAAATTAGCCTTTATTAACATAGAATCAATATGTTCATTTGCTTTAATCTTATCAAGCATCTTATCATATTCGGTTAACTTAGTTTGAAGTCCTCCTATTTTTAACTGGTAATTTTCAATAGTTGCTTCGTGTTTTTCCTTGATAAGTTTGTTTTTTTCATACTCATCGAACTGTCTTTTAATCTCAACGAATCCCTTATCTTTGCCTGTTAAAACAGTCATTAATCCTTCTTTTTCCTCTTTTTGCCTAATATAACCATCAAGTTCTGATATTTTTAATTGTGTTATACTAGCATTCATCAAGTCAATTCCACAATGTTCGCATTTGATGCCACCTTTAACTTCAGATTTCAATTTTTCAATCTCAGATATTTTAGTATCCAATTGAACCTTCTCTTTAAATACGTTGTTATATTCTTCTTTTACTTTATCGTGTTCATCTTCTTTGTAGAATTCTTTTGGTTCAACGACATTGAGCTCGTTAAGTTTCAATCTTGTTTGTTCGATTTGAAACTCATGTCCTTCAATCTCTTGTTTCACTTGACTTGGGTTCATTCTACTTAACTCAACATCAATATCGGTATGTTTTTTTCTTAACATATCATCACGATAATCCCTACCCTTTGTTAGATTTGTATCGATATTTATCAATTCAAGTCTATACGTTTCAATGTTAGATTTTAGTTCAGTTATTTTTGTTTCACTGTTTTCGTTATCTGTTTTTAATTGTTCAGTGTTATAGATGTTTGATAACATTGATTTTGAAAAGTCAGAATATATTGATTTTGCGACTTCTTCTTTTCTTCTTAAAAAATCAAGACCCATAAATCTTGAAAGTACCTGACCTCTCGCAGTTGGTTTTGAATCGATTAACTCTTCAAGGTTTGTTGCGGTAGTTAATATAGTCATCAAGAAATCCTCTTTTGTTCCGATAGATTCTTTAATGAACTTTTCAGTTTCTCTTCTTTGTTCTCCTGTGAAGTTTTGAAGTGTTCCGTCTGATAGTTTTTTAAAGAAGTCTAGCTCTGTTTTAACATTCCACTCGCCTTTTTTAGATAACTTTCTTTCGATATTTCTAATAATAATATATTCTTCACCATCGATAACAATTTCACCCTTAACAGTTACTTTATCTTTATCAGTAAATCTGTTAAAGATTTCTTCAGCCTTTGTTGTTTTTGTTGTTTCATTGAAGAATAAAAACAAAAGTAAATCCACCGATAAAACAGTTTTACCCCCAAAGTTAGGTGGGTTTGATTCGATAACTGTCAGTCCATTTGTTTTTTCAAAATCAACTTTTTGGTTTTCACCATAAGAAAGAAAATTTGAGAACTCGATATTTTTTATAAACCACTTCTTAAAAACTGCGTTCTCCGTTTCGGTTTCTTGCATTTTGTTTTCAACCATTTTATTATGGTTTAAAATTGCATCCAAATGTTTGTCATAGTTTTTACCAGTAATAAACTGTTTGAGTAGCTCAATTTGGTAATTTGTGTCCATTATATTCACAGAGACATCAACTGTTTGTTCACCCTCTTCTTTTTCGATTTTAACCTTTGTTATTACATTGACATTTGTTGTGTTATACTTTTTTTGAAAGTAATGTTTAACACTCTTAATCTTATCTTGGGTAAAATTTTCATTATTGTCTTCCCAAACAACTTGGATTGTTGGGTTATCAAACTTTGAAAAATCTAAATCTTTTGTCATTATACTATAATTAAACGGTTTACTCTCCTTGAATAGGTTCAGTTGATTCGAATCCTTCTTGTGTTGTTTCTCCTTGTATGTTTTCCTCATCTTGTAATAATCCTGTTAATCCTGACATTGTGTCTCCTGACATCGACGCAAATTGTTCTTTCATTTTTTCCATTTGTTCTTCAAATGCCGCCTGCCAAAGTTTTTGCATTCTTTTTTCTTGTACTTTCAGATTGGCGTTTCTTTTCGCCACTTTTGCTCTATGAGCCTTTGCTGCTTTTCCCATTATTAGTTATTATTACTTGTTATTACTTGGTCGATTTTCTTCAAACCATTCTATTATTGCATTTATTGCCCATACAAAACCGGCAGATAACATACCATCAAAGAATACGGATAAAATTTTATTAAGTCCAATAATATCTGAGTTTGGTGAGAAGTATGCTAAAGATAAAAAGAATCCAACCCAAGTTGATGTGCATAGTACGCAAGATATAAGATCTGATAAAAACTTCCCAAAAAAGTTAAATGGTGCGTATTCATTATTACCCCAATTATGGATTTTTTGCCTTAATCCGTTAAATATTGATCCGTAAACCAAAATGTTTGTCATTCCATAGGCAACTATTGCCCAAATTAATAAATTCATATTATTTGTATAAATCTTCGTTTAGGTTAGAACTTCCATGAAATCTTGCTCTTGTAAAATCACTTTCTTTTGGTTGTTCTAACAGTTTATTTTCTAAATCCTTGTTTTTTATTTTTAATTCTCTAATCTCAACATTCAAATTTGTTATTGTTTTTTGTAACATTTGAAGTTTGCTATTGTCCGTATTTTGGAAATTATTTTCCATTTCTTCTATTTTAGTGGAAAAAATTTTCCTTTCTGACTCTATTTGTTCATTTAAGTAGAAAATATTTTGATCCAACTGTTCGATTTTTCCTAATAGTTCAGTTTCACTACTGTTGTCATAAATTGTCACAATTTTTTCCACAGGTACTTCTTTTATGACTTCCTTTTCAACTATTATCTCTTTTATTACCTCAACAGGTACCTCAACTATTTTTTCTACTTCTTTTATCACTTCAACAGGTATTTCTACCCGTTTTTCAACAATAACTTCTTTTATTACATGTTTTTCTTCTTTTCCGTCCGTTTTTAAGTCTTTTTCACCTTCATTAAGTGGTTTTCCTAATAATCCGTATTTTTCTAAATCAAATCCTCTTTTGAAACATTTTGTTACAAATGATTTTACATCTTTTATATCATTAACTTCACAATATAAAAGTATGTCAGAATTATATTTTTTATCAATGTTAAACATTTTTTAAAACTTCAGTTCCATTTTCAATGTCTTCAAAAGATTTTATTGAAAACTTTAAAAAAGGTTTCGGGTTTTCAAGATCGGTATAAGTGTATTCCTTATTTTCGAAATCATAGGTTCCGAAACCGTGATTTCTGATACTCTCACCAATGTTTTGTTGTATTGGTGATCCAATCATATAACCTTTACCTGTTTTAAAACTAAACTCTTGTCTTTTATGGATATCTCCACATAAAACGATTTCTAAACCATCAAACTTTTCTGTGTCGTATGCATGATCACCAAAGTCATAACCCAAGTCTGTAGTCATACCTTGTATTGGTCCATGGAATAAACCTACTTTTATACCTTTTGCTTCACTAATTTCAGGTGGAATGTTACCTTGATACTGTGAATAGACGCACCAACTAACATTTTCATCTTCATAGACACCTCTATCTTTATAATAAACAATATTTTTGTTATTTAATGAATCTATGATTGGTGATAAGGCATCTAATCTTTCAATATTATTTACCAAGAAGTCATGGTTACCAGGTATGATAATTGTTTTTGCAACATATGAACATTCTTTTAACAACCAACTAACCATTTCAATAAGTTCAGGTGTCATTTGATTTTTTGAATGAACTAAATCTCCCGTGAATACAATTCTATCAGGATTAATTTCTCTCCACTGATTGATTGCATCTTCAAGTATTAACCTATAAAGGTTATGGTCTTTGAACAATCGAATATGTAAATCCGAAAAATGTATGATTTTTTTAATCATTTAATTGTGTTTTATCTCCGCAATATACTTCGTATGGCGGTTTATAAGGATCGTCTTTAATTGGGAATGGGTTTACTGGTATAGGTACTCTATAAGGTTCAGCGATTCCAAACTTTGGTTCATCTTTTACTTCACCCATCTTCTCAACTATTGGTGTTATATCAATATGCTTATTTTCAAGTTTACCATAAAGATATCCTTCTAACCAAATATAAAATTCTTTGTGTGTCATACCAATTCTCTACTATAAAGGTTTGCTAATACAATTCTTGCGAACTTAAACTCTTTAGCCCTGTTTAATCTTAATCCATAAGCAAGTGCCACAGTTTTGAGGTGGGGATACACTTGACTAATTGTCATTTTACCTATTTCCATCACTTATCAAATAATTTAAAATCTTCATTAACATTCCCACACTCATTACACATATATGTTGGGAATGGTACAATAGTGTCTTCAGGACTACCTGTCAATATCTTTGATACTTTTTTTAAAATAGTCACTTCTTTAAAATAAATTGATTCACACTTCTCACAATCAACTGTTGGTTGTTCTCTTAGATTTATTTTTGGTTTGATGATTTCTTCCATTTTGTTTTATATTTTATTTTTATTTTTTCTCCTTCTTTGTCCCAAGTAGTATTATACCACCATGCGATTGTTATTTCTGGTTTCATATTAAATTATAAATTATTTTATTTATTTTGTCAACAAACGTTCTTTGATGTCCATATTTAATATAGTATCAATAACTTTTCTTTCTACTCGATATTCTGTAAAATCTTGTTCATCTGTTAAGTGAATAATTATACAACCCAATAACGGAATGTTTTCATATTTAGTCCCTTTTAACATCTTTAACAATAACTTACCATAGAGAGGTAATTGTGTGTTATAGTGACCAAGAGCATTATTAGGTAAATGTTTAAAAGGTTCTCTCATAGGTTTTGTATAATCATTGGTTTCCATGTTTTTCTTTTTGTTTGTTTTATAATCGGTTATTATAAATCCAAAACCAGTTTTTTCTTTATTTAAAATCAACCAGCAAGTATCTCCTTGTCCTACGTATCCAAGTTCGGGATCACCTAAAACAATTTCTGTGTCAATTAATACCGCACCTCTTTCTTCCATTAATTTTAAAAATCTATAACCAGCTTTAATCATACGATCACCTTTCATAATCATATTCATATCGCACTCATAAAGTGGTTGTCTAACCACCTTATTTAACTTGTGTCTTTTAATTGTTTCTATCTCCAATTCGTAGTGAACTCTACTTCCCATGTTTGTAGATATTTTACCTTCTTCAGCCCATTCTGCAAGTAATGTTTGCATAACATATGAGTCCCCCTTTGCTTTATTATAAGCAGCCTGTTCTGTCGGAAACTCATCGTAAAATAGTTTCATTACTTTTGATACGGATGGAAAATCTTTTCTTATTTTTCCATCAATATCAGACATGGTATATTCGTGACCATCTTCCTTAAAAGTTAAATTTAACTCATTTCGTCTTATTGATAAGACATTTCTTATGTCTTCTGCAA